AAGAAGTCTGCGTCCATCGTTTCAAAGCTTTTTGAAAAAGCCATGAAGCACAACAACATGACCGAAACCGACGTGGAGGAGCTAGCAAAAAACTAAGCGTCCGTCCGACGAGACGTTTTCTGTTTCGTCTGGCGGGGCACTTAGGCATGACGGTTCGGGAGCTATCCCGTCGCATGGATTCGCAGGAGCTCACTGAGTGGATTGCGTTTACCCGCTACTTCCACGCTCTTCCTGATCCATGGCGGCAGACGGGCCTGCTGACGAGTGCCGTGCTTGCACCGTACTCCCAGCACGGCAAGGCACCGAAAGCAGACGATTTCAACCCCATTGAGAAACCACCCCAGCACGCAGACGAGATGAAGCGGGAGTTGCAGAAACTCTTGGCATTCCCTGAGTAAGCAATGGCAACTATTCTCTCACTCGCGCTGAAGGTGAACGCCGACGCCTCTGGCGTGGTGAAGAATCTGACGCCGGCTGAGCGGGCGCTTGAGAATCTGGCCAAGCAGGCGAGCAAGGCCACCAGCGTTTTTGACGAGTTTGCTAGCACAAGTGCGGCTGCGGCAAACGCTCAGTTCAATGCATCCAAGTCCATGGCCGACTTGGCCGACAGCCTCAAGCGTGGCGAGATCAGCGCCCAAGAGTTTGCGTCACAGTACGCAGACCTGGCCGACGAGATCAACAAAGAGGCTGCCGCTTTTAAGCGGGCAGCCCAGATCACTGAAGCCAATATCTCGCCGGCTGAGAAGTACGGACGCACGGTTGCTGAACTTGACGACCAAGTGCGGATGGGCCGCATCTCGCAAGAGACGTACAACCGCGCTCTAGAAAAGGCCAAGGGCGATCTCGACAAGACTTCTACTGCCGTTGCCAAGACCGACAAGGGCATGGAGTCTCTTGCCAGGAATACAAAGATTCTTGCCGGCATCGAGATTGGCCGCCTGTTCTTAGACGGGCTCTCGGCCATTGGGAACGTCTTTCAAGATATTGGCTCTCGCGTCACGTCGCTCGTCTCTAGCGTCAACTCGTCTATCGACACGCTGAACGACTTCTCTGCCCGTACTGGCATCGGCGTTGAGGCGTTGCAGGGCTACTCGCTCGCGGCCAAGTTGGCCGGCGTTGATACAGAGCAGTTCGGTGCAGCGGTTCAGAAGTTGGCAGTGAACATCGGAAAGGCTACGCCTGGGGACGCGCTCGACAAGTCGCTGCGTGGCATCAACCTGTCGGTACAGGAGTTGCGCGCCCTCGCGCCGGAAGACCAGTTCTCTGCCATCGGAAATGCCATTTCGCAGCTGCCGACTGCTGCTGAGCGTGCAGCTGCTGCCGTGGAAATCTTTGGCAAGCAAGGCGCAGCGCTCGCCCCGCTCTTCCGCGAAGGTGCCGCCAGCATTGAGGAGCTCAAGGCCCGTGCTGAGCGGCTTGGCATCATCGTCAGCGAAACGCAGGTAAACAACGTCGCTGACATGAATGACGCTTTTGATTTGGTGCTTGCCACTATCAACGGAATTATTGGCCAAGTTATCGGCAATCTTGCTCCCGCCGTCACGGATGTCACAAACCAGTTTCTACGATTTGTAGAGGAGTGGAGCGGGGCGCAGGGGCAAGGCGGCACAGGCATTGCCAACGCCATCACTGACGTACTGCTGCAAGGTGCGGAATACTTCGCTGGAATATTTGATGCGTTTATTGGAAACTTCTCTGGCATCATCGTCTCTGCCGAGTCTGTGTCATCTACGTTCACGGTTGTGACGCAGGGGCTGCTCGGGCTAAGCGAAACATTCCGTGCTGTCTTCAATGTGTTTCAACTGGCAGGGAATGCTCTTTCTGCTGCGCTCGGAAAGTTGCTTGAGGCTGTTGGCAAGTACGTCAGCAAGGATCTCAAGGAGTACGGTGCAGAGCTTCAGAGGCAAGCGCAGCTCGCAACGCAACAGAATTCACGTGATCTTGAGGACGCTGCTTCACGGGCAGGCCAAGCATTCGGAAACATGATCACGGGAGGTGCCGCTGACGCTGGTGCCGCCGGCCAAGGTGCCGCTGTGTCGTACGTGTCTGGGTTGCGCGATGAAATCAGGCGTCAACGCATCCCGGAAGTGAAAGTTGCCCTTGACCTTGGCAACGCTCAAGAGCGGCTTGATGCCTACTTTAAGAAGGCTGATGGCGGTGGCTCTGCTTTCTTGAAGCAGTCAGCCGACACGGTTGCCAAGTTCCAAGAGATGACAGCCGCCGGCGGCCTGACGGCAGACCAGATTGAGATCATGAACGGGTTCATGAAAAACGTGAACTCAGAGCTAGACCAAGAACTAGCAAAGAGGCAGGAGGCCGCTGACGCTGCCATTGCCCAGGCCGACGCTGACAAGAAGCGGCTTGACCAACTGATGGAGACAAAGGACGATGGGGCACGGATTGAAAACGACTTGCTGACGGTTCAACGTGAGCAGGCCCGCGTCTCTGAGCAACTCGCTGCAGCGAGAGCGGCCAACAATCAGGCCGACGCCGACGCAGCAGCTGCTAGGCAGGCCGAGCTTGACCAACTCACGGCCAAGCTTGAGGAAGAGCAGCAGGCTCTCGAGCAGGGTTTTGGTGCTGGCTTCAACGCAGCCTTCCAGTCGGTTGACCAGAACATTAGCCAACTGATTGCCAAGTCACAGGAGTTCGGCCAAGCCGGATTCGACGCAGCCCTGCGTCTGCAGGAAGGAATCGCTGCGGCACAGCAGCAGGCAAAGGATGGAATCCTGAACGCTGAGGCATTCAACGCCGAAGTGCAGCGGCAGCAGGACCTCTACAATCAAGAGCTCGCCAATATTGAAAAGCTTGCAAATGAGCGAAAGACGATCAACGAATACGTTGACCAGCAACTTGCTCTTCAGCAGTTTGGTGGAGATCAAGGACGGCTTGCCGCTTCACAGCGTGTGCTTGAGATTGAGCAAGAGATCGTGCGAGTTCAAGAAGAACTAAAGAAGGCACGCGAGGCTGGGAATAAAGAAGAGTCCGACGCAGCCGCCAGAAGACTTGGTGAGCTTGATCAAGTTAAGGCTAAGGAAGAAGACATAGCGAGCGGTAGCGGCAAGCAAGAAGAAGAAATCCGCAAGCAGCAAGACGCTGCCCTGACGGCGTACCAGCAACAGCAGCAGCAGGCGCAGCAAGCCTACGCCCAGGAGCAGGACCGCATATTTGAAGAGCAGCGCAAGGCCGCCGAGGCCGAAGCAAAGCGGCAGGAGGAGCGGCTTGCAAAGTTGAACACGCTCGGCGCTCAGTCCATCCAAGTGGCTGACATCCGCAACACCGAGAGCGCCAACCTTGTGCTCCAACTCGGTGCGGCTGCCCAAGATCCCGCACTGATTCAGCAGCGGCTGCAGACTAAGCTGCTCGAGAAGATCGCCCTTGGCATTGGCCAGGCGGCTAGCAACTACTTCAATCAGCCAGTCGCCATCGTTGGCTACGCTGACGTGGGAGGCATCTGATGGCCATACAGTCTTGGCGTGAGCTTGCACGCACCTCTGAGGGCGAGGTTGGCACATCTACAAAAGCGGTACGGACGTTCGTGCTGACGCTTGCGGACAACACCCTAGAGAACAACCCGCCGACAGAGCAAGAGCTCATCACCACGCTTGGCCTGGACAACTGGGGTGCGGCTCATCCATCGCTCTCGTTTCTTGGGCTCAGGAAAGTCATCACCACAGAACGTCACTCAGACTCTCCGTACCACGTCCAAGTGGTTGCCGAGTACGGGCTCATAACCGCCAATGAGCTTCTAGCCCCAACGTCACGCACGGCAGAGTGGACGTTCGCTGCCGAGCCTGCCCAGGTGCCAGCCTTCTACTACTGGGACGGCACGACACGCAGGCCGCTGGTGAACTCAGCCAACGACTACTTTGAGGGGCTCACGACTGAGGAGCAGATTGTCAGGGCCACGATCAAAAAGAACTACGCCAACTTTCCAGCGTCTCAGATGCAGGCCACTAACCAAATCAACAGCGGCGACTATTTCGGCTGCCCTAAGCATTCGTGGAAAGTCGCTGGCGTCAACTCCACCTACACGATTGAGTCATACAACAACGTCGTCTACACCTACTGGGCAACGACGTGCGAGATCCTGTACCGAGAGAGTAAGTGGAACCTGCAGCTGCCTGACGTTGGATGGAACTTCATTGGCGGCGGACAGAAACGCCGCGCCATGGTTTTTGACTTTCAGAATGGCGAGTGGGTTGCTTCTGCCAATCCCGTGGCACTTGATGGAAATGGCAATCAGTCATCTGGGTTCCCCGCCATCCTAGAGCGGCGAGTCAACGCCGAAACAAACTTCTTAGCACTCTTCGGCACACCGCCGACCTGACGCATGGCCCGAAAAAAACCTTTCGACGCGGTGCAGTTCACTCGGGAAAGCGCCGAGCGTGTGGCTCGTGTCGTTCGCCAGGCCGAGCTCACGCCGCAGGCTGCTTCTCCGCTGACGTTTGATAAGCGTTTCGCTGATCGCATCCCGAAGCAGGTGCGGGCCGCGACGTTCTCAGGTGCGTGGCCGATTGGCAGCGTCAAGACGATTACGTTCAAGTATGCGCCGACCGCTACGGCTAATGTCTCGAACCTGTCGTGGCCCATCACATTCAATCACGTCGCACCTGAAGATTGCATCGTTGGCAGGGAAGGCACGTCGTGGTGGCTGGTAGTGCCAGTGTTGCAAACCGCCACGGCGGTATTTGTGACACAGACCGTGCAGCGGACGTTTGTCAGCGGCACGTCATCTCAGCAGATTGTTTCTGATGTCAACATCAGCGCGTCGCTCAATACCGGCAACTGCTCGATCACGATAGGAAAGACAGCGACAACCGCCACCATCACTGTTGCTTCTGGCACCGCTACAGCGCAGTTTATTGCGTCCTCGTACACGGCGACGTTCCTCAGACTGCGGGTGCCGTAATGGGATGCCCGTGCTGCGAGAAGTGCCGTGGCTCATGCTCAACGTCGGAGGACTGCGCTGAAGGATGCCGGTGCGAAGGAGGGCAGTGCGTCCAAGCGTGCGCCGAAGGATCGAAGTACTGCACTCAAATCATTGGCAACGACTATCCCGAGTGCTTTGAAATCATCCGGTCTGAGACTGTATGCAGCGGAGCCTATTTCCAAGAAACGCGCTCGTTTGGAGATTGCAATCCGATCCTCTCATTCAAGGGAAGGTGCTCAGATCCTGCGTTTCCGAATGTCCCATCCGCGTACGACAACTGCTATTGCGTGAGCATGGAAAGCAGCTGTCTGAACTACGCATACACAATACAGACAGACCCCGAAACAGGTGCTTGCACTTGCCTCAAGTTCATCATCGTCATCCGCTACAGAACGGTGGATTTTGTTTTCAATGCCGCAACCTGCCAATGGATGAAGGTGAATGAGCGTTTGCGGACGGAACTCGGTAGTTGCGACGGATTCGGCGATTGCGGATGTCCTGAGCCGCCTACGTGCGATCCGCCCGCCATCGGCAACAGTTATCCCGGATGCACTGATCTCTGCGATCCGTTCCCATGATTACCGGCCCGCGCGTCAAGTTTGAAATGCGGTGCGTCGAGCGTGGTTACACGTTCGACGACGTGCGGCCGTGCATCGTGAGCGAGGACGGCGACACGATCACCGTAGACGAGACGCACCCGGCGTACCCGCGGCCCAAGCCCGGCCTAGGCGACATTGTGGCCGCCGGGCTCTCTGCCATCGGCATTACCAAGGAGCGTGTCTCTGCCGTCGTTGGCGGTGACTGTGGCTGCAGCAAGCGTCAGGAGAATCTGAACGAACTCGGCCGCAAGCTGGGCATCGGTTGACAACCCTGCCAACCTACGGGCAAAGGAGCGGCCAGTGCCCGAGGATCACGTCTTCACGCTGAACGGGGATGAGCGTTGGCTTGTCCGGTTCACTGATCTCAAGGGCCAGGCTTACGGCTACACCTACAGCCAGAAGTCAAAGCGGCCACGCATCTTGATTC